GTCCCGGATGAGTGGCACGATAATTTTGTAGCGTTGCCTCGCACCATGCGATAAGCGTACGCCCAATCGTCAAACGTGCCCTCATCGATCGGCTCGATTAGCTCGTGAAATTCAGCCGCGAAGGCTGCGAGTAGTGGCCCCACACTCTCAGCGCATCGCAGCTTACGATCCGTACCCTTTACGGGGTAGGACTTTATTTTTATCTCGGCCGGATCTTTCGAGGCCGGGTAGCCGTTATAGCTTGTTTCCATTATGAGAGTAAGAGGCGTGCCTCATCCTCAGTTATACCTAATTTTGCAAGCAAAGCGGCTTTTTCATTTGCTTTTTTTGTCCTATCTAAAAGATCTTTTTTTGCTTCCTCATTGTCTAATTCCCATTGTTTTAATTCAGCAGCGGTCATTTCACGTTCGATTTTTTCGCCCGTTTGTGTGTTTATGTCAATTACTGTCGGCATTATTTAACCCCCCATAAAATTGCAGTACCGCCGGCCATTGTTGTATTACTAATAAAAATGTTAATCGCTGTAATTGCTGAAGTGTTTTTCCAGGCAACGGTTGTAAGATCAGCCATATCAGAAGTGCCATTGTTGTAAGCTGCTGAAATTATGCCTGATTTCCAACTGTTGGTATTGGAATAATTCTCAATTTGGAAAGCGGCAAAATTGCTTTGATTTGTGCCACCCGTAAAATTCCAAGTAAACCAACCGGATGTAGCGGTACCGCTGCTAGCACTTCCGTCGAATACACCAACCGTTTTATAAGCGTTAGCCGTTGCATCATTGTTAAATCGAATTTTTAACGTTTCGCCGCCGACCGTACCGTAAAAATCTTGGCAAACAAGGACTAACTTGTTATAAGTCCCTGCAATAGAATTAAAATTTATTTGAGAGCCTGTCATTGTTTGACTATCAATTTGTGTATAACTTGCACCGCTTGATGGTGTTGCCCACTTTAATCCCGTTGTCTCTGCGGAGTCTGCCGTTAATACGGTGCCATTAGCACCTACGGCCAAGCGTGCAAAAGTGTCCGCACCTGTCCCGGGTACTAGATCACCTTTAGCGTCGATAGCCGTGGCCATTGAGTTAGTAATAGTTACATCTCCCGATGAGCCGCCTCCGCTGATACCCGTACCGGCGGTTACGGCCGTAATATCACCTACCGGAGCACCTACCCAAGCTGCGCCGTCGTAATACTCGAGAGCGTTTGTATCCTTAAGGAAAGAATATTGTCCCTCTTGAGGCGAGGTAATAGCAGCCGTACGAGCTGCCGCGTTTGTAAATACGTTAATACCCTGCATGAGGTAGCCGTTTACATCTCCGGCCGTTAATACCTCACCGGTTGTAAAGGTCTTAAAACCTAGACCAGCTGCCATCATTTCCTCCTAGTAAGCAAGCACGGAGGTATCGAGCACCCCGTATAGTGTTGAGTCTAATATAAAACCGTCGATAATCGGCTCTAGTGTTGTAAAGCTAGTTTTCCAAGAATTAGGCGTTACGCGATGAGTCACGCCAAACACTTGTAAAGTCTGTTGCAGCGTGGAGTTACCAGGCTGATTAGTCGTAATCTCTACGGGGTCAAAAAAATCTAAACTAAGTGCGGCTAAAATGCCATCGTTATAATCGTCCATATAAAGATCAAGCTCTATAAGGTCGCAACGAGTTTGGGTATCTTTACGAGATGCTACGTAAGCTCGGGCGTAATCTAGCGCCGCTTGGTTTGTATCCATGACTAAATTAGTTTGGTTATAAGAGTGTACGAAGTACTGATCGATAGAAGTCTGATCGTCTGCAAGTTGAGCCGTACCGCCTATTTTTGTAATAGAGGCGGAGTTATACACTTGAGTATCATCTAAGCGCCAAATAGCATTAAAGTAATTTATATCCGTGCCATCGTCATTAAAGCGAGTTACCGGAAAGGCTTGAGACTCAATACAAAAAGCGCGATCGTGTAGCTCTACGGATCCTCGAGCATTGATATACAAAGCGCCATACTCGGAGATGGTCGCCGTTTGTAGAGCAGCCAAAGCGGTACGAGGCGTACCCGGATCGGCTTGGAAAACGGTATTGCCGTACTGTATTTCGCGCATCGATGGAGGCCAAGCGATCTCGTCGAGGATAGCGTTTACACGCTCGCCGGGTAGGTCCCCAGCCTCAGCTAGTGTCACCGTACTAATCTGCGAATTTTGGAAAAGTCTAAAAGCATCGACCGCGGTTATAGTTGTATAAACTACATCGGTCGCCATTTTAGGCGTAGTAGTTGTATAGCTAGTAATAAAGCCGCTAAACATTGGATAATCGACACCTGCATAAGTGCCGGTAATTTGTACTTTACGTAGTGGAGTAAGTAAGCCGTAGTAAGGGCCTGCCGCATTTTGCGGATTAAAATCGCCATTTTGATCGACGATACGTAGCGTTAGCGTACCTGTTTGGAATACGTCCGCTTGAGCGTTACGGCCTCTCATAGTAGTAACGCCGTCTACTTGGTTAGATACATCTACGATTAAAGCCTCTGAGTCTGCAAGGATATTAGTCCCTAAAATACCTGTCCCTAGGATCATGGATTGAGCAAAAGACGGGCCCGTAGAAAAGTTAATAACGGCGTTAATAGTAGGCACGGTCATAGGATGCCTGCCACGGTAAGCGAGTCTCCGTCGCGGTTAATCTTTTGGATCGTTTCTTGTAGCAAGGTAGCAAACTCGTCCGGCTGCGCTATAACGCCGGCACTTACATTTACTACGATGTCACGATCAAAGGCACCGCCTCGCGATAACGTGCCGTAACCTGCGCCCTCGTTACCTCTAAACTCACCGGCATTAAATGAATTTATAGCTCCGCCCATATAGGACTTCACTAAAGCATTAAAAGCCCCTGAGTCCTCTATAGTTTGGAAAGTATCGCTAATTACTGTATCAAAATATTTGGCTGCATCTATGGCCTCTTTAGCTTTAACACTCTCGATAGTGGCAGGTTTTAGAATAGTAGCTGCTCCGCCGCCTCCTCCGCCGCCGCCGCCTCCTCCGCCGCCGCCTCCTCCGCCGCCGCCTGCGCCAATTCTGCCTAGAGCTGCGGCGTATTCTTGTAAGGCTTTTAGTCGAGCATCATCGGCCGCCTTTTGTGCGCGGGCTATACGATCGATCATAGCTAACTCCTCAGACTCGCGGAGTTTGTTAAGAGTCATAGCTGCGTTAGAGGTCTTACTCAAGGATGCAAGCTTAGCGATCTCGGTTAATTGTATTTGTACTCGCTCGCTATAACTTTCCTTAGCGGCTAACTCACCGGCTGCGGTAATAGCTGCATTGTATTTACCAAAAGCGATATCGCGTAAACGTTCCTTTTCATTTTCGGCCATCTTGCTATCGTTAATAGCTTTAAGCTCTGTTAGTAACTGAGTGTTAAGAGCGGCTAGCGTTGCCTCGCTGATCTTAGTAATACCGGCTAACTTGGCCATGTCTGTATTCTTTTGCAGAGCAGCCAGCTCGTTAATTTTCTTAAGCGCTAAATCGCCGTTTTCGTCCTCAATAGCCTGTAAAGCCTCGAGCCGTAGGATCGTCTCTTTGTCATAAGTCGCACGTAGAGCTGCCGCGATAGAGATACGGTTAGTATCAAATACGGCCGCAGCTTTTGATAACGAAAGTTTATTTTTTTCTAATAGTGCTTGCTTTTTTAGTAGGGCTAGCCGCTCTTTCTCACGCTTAGCCGCTTCGGTTGCGGCCTTTTTTGCTGCGGCTGCATCCGCTCTTTGTGTATCTTGGTTGCTTGCTGATAAAGACCGATTACCAAAACCTTTTACTCCGCCGGTAAATACGATATCGATAGCATCTTTAAGGCTATAACCATCTTTAGTTTTACCGCCGAAAAGCACCGAAATTAGATCGCCCGTGGCTACGCTGAGTTTATTCATCTTGTCGATGAGCGGATCTAAATTCCCATCTGATCCGGCTAAGCCCTCTAGGGCTCCAATTAAACCTCGACCGATCTCCTCGCTTGCATTTTCAGCCGCGATAGTCAGTTTATTTAATTTACCTGTGTAGGTATCGGCCGCTACGGCTGCCTGCCCACCAAAAATCTTTATTAACTTTTCTTGTATGTCTGCAAAATTGGCGGTTTTAATCTCGGCTTGAGTAAGTCCGATATTAAGCGTACGTAGCCCTCGATTATTACCTACATATGCCTGCGCTAATACTTGGCTAACGCTAGCTAAATCCTGACCGCTGCCGGCTGAGGTATCTAGAGCAAGAGCTAAAATCTCTTGAGACTTGGCAATATCGCCGGTAGTCTGCAAAATCTTTTGTAGCGCAGGTTGGAGCTGATCTTTATTTACCCCTGTCGCCTGCTCGAGCACGTCGAGGTATTGCTTTACGTCTTGTGTAGCAAAACTCAAACCTAGATTTTTTAGGCTTTGCGTTAATTGCTTAACCTGAGCGTCCTCGGCCGCAAAAGCCTTAACCGCATTTTTACCGTATTGTGCTAAAGCCGCAGCACTAAAGGTAAGGCCAAAAGCCTTAGCTAAATTTTTTACATTTTTCTCAAAACCTGCAATTTGTTTTTGGCCCTTAGTGAGGGCTTTACCGTCAAAAGTCGTAACGGCATTTACATATAAATCGGGTAACTTGGCCATTAGGCAGCCTTGCCGTAACGGCCTTGATTAAAGGCGGCAATAGTATTTTGGATAGCCTTTACTACGGCGGCTTGAGCTTTACCTTGATCCTCGGCCCACGCTCTAAAGATCATACGGCCGCGACTTGCACCATCGCCGTAAAGAGGGCCCATCCGGCTAATAAAGTTTGCACCGGCTCCCGGGTTATTAGAGCGGCTCTTAGGATCTCCGCCCGGGTTTTTACGTCCGGCCGTTTCATAGATAGCTCCACTAGCTGAGGCGTTAGCTACGATATATCGAGAGCTCCATCCGTTACGGTTTCGCTTACTTGGCGCTGCGGTGTAATAAATACCTTTGCGAGCTACCTCGGCTTGATATAGAGGAAAACGGCGTAAACGGCCCTCGCTATTAAAAGTACGAAAGGCAGAATTACGGGCCGTTATCTTTTTAGTATATGCACCCTCATCCCAATTATAAAGGCCGCCGGGAGCCGCGGTAGGCGCGTATCCTCGAGCCTTATCGCGTATCGGGATCATTACGCCCTTGATCTCTTTATTCATCTCTTTTAATAGCTCGGGATCTATTTTACGGATAGCGCGTAGAGTCTCTTTAACGCCGTCTAGTTTTACTGACATTTTTAGACTCCTCCGCTTGCTCATTTAATACCTTTACTAACATCTTAAACATCTCGGCATCTAAGTCGAGTATCGCTTGAGGCGCGACCCCTAACCGTATCGATAGTTGCGCTACCAAATAGGTTAGAGTGCCGCGCCCTAGCTTAAAGGCTCGTCGTCTAGTACCTCGACCTTTTTAAGAGTATCTAAAAACTCGGCTCCGAAAATCGGTACGGTTTCGCCGGATGTACGTAAGCACTCCCACGCTAACCAATATACGTCGCTCTGTTTCTCGTCGTCTCTAAAGGCTTTGTGAAAACCTTTTTTTGCATATAACTCAAAGGCGTACTCAATTCGCGGCGAGATTTGATGCTCGCTTACCTCGCCGGTAGCCCTTGTTATTTTGAGTCGTGCCATTTTTTGCCCCTTTGTTAGTTTGTTATGGTGCGGTAGTAATTACGATTGGTGAGTTACACGTAAACGTGATGCTCTGAGTACCGATATCTCCGACCGCGCCGTTAATATCTGTAGTGTTATTTACTAGGATAGTCGTAGCGTATTGAGGGTTAGTAGCTGAGGTAGTCGCGCTTGTCTGCTTTAGCGTGATAGGCACCGTAGTACCCCAGGCTGCCTGCAAAGTAGCGTTTACGTTAGCCGCTGCGGTATCGCTCAAAAAGTCTAAAGAGATTGTGCTTGTCTCTAGGCCCTTAGTAAATTTTCTAGATGAGTCGCCCATCGCGGTAACTTCGAGCTCCTCAAATACGCGGTTAATTGTCGCGCTTGTAACATGGTCGGAGAGTGCGATCGAGTTAAGGGTTACGACCACTCCGTTTGATAGAAATACGGCCATTTGCCTATTCCTCGCTTTTCTCTATAGTAGGTGTGTTTGTTTTTGTTTGTTTTTTTGGTGCTTCGGTAATCTGCCCTATCTTAATAAGAAAGGCGATATCTTCATCGGTTAGGCTCATGCTTAACTCCACTCGGTTAGGATTGAGATTGTAATATCTGTAGTTAGTAGATCGCCGCTTTGCACCGTTAAAACACTCGGAGCACTTACCGCGCCGATATTCATAACGATTGGCGATGCAGCTAACTTTTGGAATACGGCGCAAACCATCGACTCGATGCCTTGTAGGTTGCCTTGATT